GAGGTCGAACTGCTCCTGGGACTTTTCGCCAGCAGCGACCGCGGCAGCGTACTGTTCCAGCTTGTAGCCGTCCTCGACGCGCTTCATGTGCGCTTCGTTGTTACACGTCGTCTTGTGCGTGTAGTTCGACTTCGTGAAGCTATTCAGACGCAGCCAATACAGCACGAAGTAGAAGTCCGGCAGGGTCAGGTCGAATGCGACAGCCGAATGTCCAGGCGTGGTCGTCATCAGAATCGATGACACGGCTTCCACCAGCGGAAGCAGTGACTGTTCACGGTGCGCGCGTTGCAGCTTCGCCAGATGCTTGGCACGAAACGGCGAGGCGTACAGATCCTTGAAGTTGTAGAAGGCGAAGCGCGAAGGCAGTGCCAGCGACGTACCTTCCGGTTCAGCGATCGCGTTCGTGAATCCAGGCATTTCCACCGGAACCGTCGGCGCGCTCACTTGAGCTTGTCCAGCAGGGACGCCGTTGAACGACATTCCCATCGGATTGGGTTGCGGAGCCTGACGAGGAGCTTGCGGCTGATCGTCAAGCACCGGCTGCATCATCGGGCGACGTTGCAGCTGCGGCGCGTGTTGCGCTTGCGGGGCTGCCTGAGGTTGCGGCTGTGCCGTAGGTTGATGCGGCGTCTGACCTACCTTCGTCATCTGCTGAGGTGCCTGAGGATGTGCCTTGGGCGGCGTCATGAAGTGAGCAGTCGACGCAGAACGCGCATCGACCTTCTTCTGGATCGCTTCCTGCCGCTCACGTGGGAACTCCATCGTGGTGGTGGAATGGATCGTGGTGTTGTTACCACTCATCGTTTACTCCTAGGTTGGGAAGGGTATTGCTTTGTGTTTATATCGTCGGTTGATACAGCGACGACGAGCCGGGCAACGGCAGATTATTGGCAAGGAAGTCAGTAGCACTGGACAGCATATGCGAACCGCTGCTGATCAGATCACCGACGTTACCAACTCCACTACCGATTAGATTCGTCAGCGCGTTGCTACTAAGGTTGGACGCAATCGCCGAAGTGAGGTCCGGGTTGACATCCATGACATTGATGAACACGTCGCCAACACTGAACGTCACGTGGTTGACTAGGCGCTCGCTGCTGTTGCTACCCATCTGGTAGGTGTCTACCGAGATAGGCCAGCACTCGGTGTACTGCACGATGGCGATAACGCTCTTGGTGACATCCAGCAAGTAGATATAGATCGGCTTCTTGTAGTCAGACGGGCGACCCCATCCACCAGCGAGCTGTCCAGCAGTTGCCGCGCTGAATGGCGTGAGCACTGCGTTGTTCCAGGCTTGCAGGTACTTCAACGAAGTGTTGGAGCTGTCCGCGTAGACCGCCAGACGAAGCGTATCCACAGAATACTTATCCGGGTAGTTGCGGTCGCGACCTTCACGGAAGATGGCCTTCGACGCGAACTGGCGGAAAGGCATAGTAGCCTCTTCCACGAAGTACCACGGAAGTTGCGCTGCTTGGCTAGTGGACACAGCGCCGCCCATAGCCGAAGACAGAGCGCCACCGACACCGCTGAGTGCGCTGCTCGCAAGACTAGCCAGCACTCCAGCGCTCGCGCCAGATGCGGTCTGCGTCGTGCCGGGGCTGATGACTGGGAGCTGAGCGTACCATGTGAACGACATCAGCGGATCTGGACGTGCGGAGATACCAGCCAACGGATTGCCGGGGTCTGCGCCACCGATGCTGCTCATAGCACTGAAAGTGCCAGGACTCTGCAGAGTTGCTGACGGGGCGAAGCCACCTAGGCCAGACAATGCTGAATCGAAAATCTTGGAGGGTGCGTTGAGTATGGAACCAACTGCACCGCTGACGTTGCCTGTGAGTAAGCTACCGACTGCACCTGTTACGGCGCCAATACCGGTCTTAACCACATTATTTACTGTGCCGCTGACTGCGGAACTAGCGTTGTTCTTGACGTTGGTGACAGCGCCTTTGACGCCCTGCTTGAGCGCGTTGACCTGCCCCTTCGTGTTCACGTGAATCTGTTGCTCGGCGTTGGATATTGCGTCGGAAAGAAAGCTCATGATTGGCACGCCCGTAAGGAGGCACCAAGAGTGGATTAGCTGACGGTTGAACCTCAAGAGTCAGCTGAACTCTTGGGTAAAGAGGAAAAGAGGAAAAGAGGGGACGCGAGACTCGAACTCGTTTTGATCGTCCCCCAAACCACAATGCAGTGTGTCACCCTTCCCACAAGTTTGAACCCACTGCACGTCGTCGAGTATGCGATACTGATGCTATTAAATTGGGGCTACTGGTGCCGTGCTTAGATCAGATGCACGTCATCGACAGTGAACGCCGGGAGGTCCGCAGTCTTCGTAGCGTTGCCAATCTGATCACGGAGCTTCTGGTATGCGGCAAGCAACGTCGCGTATTTGTCGTTGTACGCGTTCGACTTGGCGATGATCGAAGCCGCCAGATAGGAGACTTCGATACCGCGTGCGGTTGCCAGCGTGGACAACAGATGCGAAGCGGGTTGTCCGTCGATGACTGCGTGTGCGTCGACGACTTGCTGCTTCCACGAGGCTTGCTCGGACTTCGTGTAACCTGACGACAGCGCGTAGACTGCTTCGTCGAAGTCCATGGCGGCACGCGCATACGCTGCAGACTGCTGACTGGCGATCGGTGCGTTGATCAGGTCAGCACCGACTTGCCACGCGTTGCCAGTCCAGTAAACTACCAGTCCGGTGCCGAGTACCATCGGCGGTTCCCACGGCGTGCTGTTGTCGGGTTGCGCTGCGTCGGCGTCGAGCTCGACACTGGTATCGTACACGGTCAGTGCGCCAACGCCCGAAGCCTTGAACAGATACCACGTTTTCTTGGCGGGCGCTGCCGGAGTTTCTTCGACAGTCGGAGCGGGTTCTTCAGCAGGAACGCCGGTCTGGATGTTGATGGTTGCATCCGGCTCGATCGTTTCAACCGTCGTCGGTTGTTCAGGAAGGGTGTCTTGAGTGTCGGACATGTTGTTAAGACCAGATGAGTGTGAGTGCGGGGTCGACCGGGATGTAGCCGTTAGGAGCCGGCCGATCGAGCGAGATGGTATCCGGACACGGACGACCCTGCTCTGGCAGGTAATAGCCGTTGTCGTGAGCCTCGTCGGGAGCGATCATCTGCACGTTCTTCGTCGCAACGTACAGATCGCGCTGAACTTCCAGTGTCGTGCCTTCGGGAGCTACCGGCCAGTCCGCGTTCGTGCGGTACACCAACCATTCAGTGGTCAGCGTCGGGATCATCACACGACGCATACCAATGGCTTCCAGCAGTTGATCCGGTTTGTCGCTTTGACACACCAGAACAACCTCGTCGTACCGTTCCTTGCGCGCCACATCCATAAGCATGATGCAGTCACGCAGGAGTTGCGCTTCGACTTGCGGCGTGTACTCGTCGAAAAGCGCACCAAAATATTTACGCTTCGGTGCGGTCACTGGTTGATCGTTCGGGATATGCGTATCCACGTCAGACTCCCTTAGCGAGCTTGTCGGCTTGCTGCTTGGTTAGGGTGTGAACCTTGGTAGGTTCACCCTTGAAGATAAGCCGGATGTCCGTGCCGTTGACGGAAGGGCGCACGCCGAAGCGCATACCCTTTTCAACGACTACCGTCTTGCCACGGAAATCCAACTTGACCGGACGAGCTCCCTTGTAAGAAAACCACTGATAGGCCGTTTCGGGCTTGATTGCGGCAGTAACAGGTTTGCTGATCAGGAATGAATACATAGAGCATCCTTACATCGGGAGTGTTGTACGACCGAGCTTTTCTTTGTTGCGCTTCGCCAGTTCCAGGCGATAGTTCGGATCGCGGTCGGCTTTCGCTGCGATCTTGATGATCCGGCTGTTTGCTTCTGCCTTGGCACGCGGCTGGCTGATAGACGGGATGTGCTTGATCTTACCCGTCTTCGACAACGTCCAGCTGTCACCACTGTCGCCAAAGTCACGAGACAGCAACGGCTTCCGGTATCCACGTGAATGCGAAGCCGATTGTGTGGTCAGTTGACCAGCACTAGCACGTTCCAACAAGCGTGCGTGTTCCTGCTTGGCTTCTTCACGTGCGTCGACGCTACCACCGAAGTCATCGTCGAACTCGTCAGTGCCGAAGTCGTCTTCACCTTCGTGGCTGGTGTCCTTGCCCGTGTACTTCTCGAGCTTCTTGCGGAGCTCGGCGTCTTCGTCCAAGTCACGCATCAGCGCATCCGGATCGATCTTCGCAGCAGCCATCCACATCTTCAGCGGGATAGGTACACCCTTGTCGGATGCTTGCTGAAGCAGTTCCGCCATGTTCTCTTCACCCTTCGCTTCCAACTCCTTATGCCAGTGAAGCTGCGGCATCTTCAGGTTGTTGCGATTGGTGCGGTTGAACAGGAAGTCAACAACACGGCCAGCCTCTGCGCGTTTGCTCGGATCCTTGTACAGATTGTTGGTAACGGCGACCAGCGGGAAGATCTTCGAGTAGAACACCCGTTCCGTCATGTCGGTACGGAAGCTGTTCATCGATTCCAGGAACGTGGAGTACGCCGACTCAGCCGAAGCGTAGCTGGCATCACCCGAAAGGAACGACTCCGAGATACCGAGTGCCCGCAGCTTGTAGGCAACCAGAATGTCGGCCATGTCGGTCCACTTCCAGAAGTCACCACCAGGACGCAGATCGGTTGCTTGCACGGCGTTACGTGTGGATACCCATCCGCCAAGCGGATCCATTTCCGCGCTCTGGAACTCCTGCACCAATGCGCCGAGCTCTTCGCCTGTCGGTGTCCACTGATCGTCACCTGCGGTCAAGTGGGTCATCGCGCGCTGACGACGTTGCGATTCAACCAACGTACCGCGGAACAGCGTCTTCTCGATGAGGTACATCGGGAGGATGCGGTGCAGGTACGAGGTGAAGGCCCGGTCCGTTGTCGAACGGCGCGGCACGAACAGCGTAGTCACCGGGTCTAGAGTGAATGCACCCGACTTCAGCATGTCAACGAACTGCGACGGCATCTGCTGCAGATAGCGGCGTGCGTACTCCGAGGTATCGTTGAGGAACTGCTGCGTTGACTGTCCAACCCGCACGTTGATCGTGGGGTCGATGTTGAAGAACGGCGAAGGCATCACGCTGCAGGACAGTGCGTCGTGCAGCAGAGTGTCCATGAACACCTTAGCCTTCGGATCGAACACCAAGCTTCCGGCGAAGAAGCCGTCCACAAGGTGCGTTGTCGAGATCAACGGCATCATCTGCTGAACGTTGAGGCGCTCCAGCGTTTCATTGAACGGGCGCAGTTCCTTTTCTTCCAGACCCCGCAGTTCCCAGCTTGAGAACGGGAAGTGCGCCTGAATGTCCACTGCGCTACCTGCCGTGTTATCGAACAGGTAGATGTCCCGATACATCAGGGCCAGCGTGGAGGTGTCGACCAGATGCGGATCCGCCGGGATCAGGCCAGTCATGTAATACTGGTAGTTCGATTGCCAGAAGCCGTTGACGGACATCGAGGCACCACCGGCACCGCTTCCACCACCGAACATCGACATGTTAGCGCTGACCTCTGACTTGCTGGCTTTACGCGAAGCGCGTGCGCTGATACCATTTCCCTGGGAAGGAGGGGCCATGTTGAAGTTCTTGCCGTTCACACCCAGAATCTTTTGTTTGGCGAACATGTTGTTCCTTTATTTGGCCTTGCGATGTTTCGCAAACCGATTGAACTGCGCGTTGCGAAACGCCAGCCGGATTATCAGGTCGAGGTTGACTACGGCGTCGAGCTCACGGCGGAACGCGTACTTGGCAACCTTGGACTTCAGCAGATTACGACCCATTCGATCAGTAGCCCGGCTGACCAGCAACACACCGACTCCGCGTGGAATGTCGTCCTTCACCTTAGCGTACACGGCGGGCGACATGGCGAAGTAGAAGCGATTGCTCAACTCGACATAGTTGTGCCACTTCTTGTCTGCACGAAAATCGGCGACGCTCGACTTGACTTCTACGATAGTAACATCGCCGGAGAAGCTCAAGCACAGCAGGTCAGCACGGAAACGACCGCCTCGACACAAGCCCATCTCTTCGTTGACTGCCATGCGCTTCTTGACGAAGTATCGCGTGGCCGCAGTCTTGATCTCTGATGCAACCAGTGGTGTGCTCATCGCTGCATCGCCTGAATGATTTCCGTCTTCATCTTGTCGTGCTGCTCTTGCATGACTGTACCAAGCCGAGTACGACTCTGCACCATGCGCTCCCGGAATTCCTTCATGTTGGATTCGGGCAGCCCCAAGGTCTTGGCGTCATCGGTGATAAGCGCTAGCTCCTTCATGATCGCCATACCGATGTCCAGCATACCCGGACGCAGCACCTTCTCGACCAGCATCATGCCGACGGCACCGCGGTCTTGCGTGGACTGCAGGTCGATCATCAGCTCACGGATCGACTGGACCAAGCCGTTGAACGAGTGAACGCCGTAGCGGCCCTTCGACTCACGAATACCAGCTTCTACTTCCGAGATCAAGTCGATGGACGTTTGGATAAGCCGCTTGTTCAGCTGGGACAATGCGTTGTCCGCTTCACCAGCTTCCAGCATCTGTTGCAGTGCTTCTGCGTCATCACCGAGGATAGAGTTCAGACCCTTCTTGTTGAGGCGCGAAATACGACCCGGCTTCTGCGGTTCCAGCACCATGAGCTCAGTCCCCGGTTTATTCGGGGACGGGGCGGCTTTAGCTTTCTCAGCCTTGGGTGCCAGATGACGCTTGGCCTTCTTTGCTTTCGGAGGACGCGGCCGGAAGTCATTCTCGAAATCCGCGTCGTCCGGTTCATCTGTGTGGCGCGCCTTCTCAGGCTGTGCTGCCGACTTGTTCTTCCCCTTGCGCAACGGTTGCTCGTCGCCGTCTGCACCTTTCTTCTTGGATGGCTTTGGACTGGGGGACTGGGAAGGGTTGCTACCGGGACCCGAAATGTTGAACGAAAAGTCCCGTGTTTTAGTTTTCTTCAACATCAGCTACTCCTTTCGTGCGTGCTGGTCACTCGCTGTCAGCAACCGGAAGGGCGATACGGTGGTCTTCGCACACGAGAACCGGAATGCCGTTGGCGTGGCTGGCAGTCATCGGTTGACGGCATTCGGGACACAGACCCTTGCCTGCGACTTCGGCGCTCATGTCGATGCGCGCAGTCAGCTTCTTCTGGGTGGTAGCGGCAGCCGCGCCAATCTTCTTCGCGACCGCTTCGCTTTTGGTGGACGATGCTTCGAGATACGCTTTCGGGAATTGCATTGCCATGATTACACTCGCTTGTTGATTAAGGGCATACGGCTACTGTCTTCGACCATCTTGACGATGCCCATCGGCTGGTAGTCAAGGTATTTACCAAGACCGGCTTCCAGACCATACAGACCGATGAAGCTGCAGTCCAGTTGGTGCGGAGGCGTCCGACAGACACGGTACAGCTGATCAAGAGTGTAGCCTTCGAACCGCCGATGGAACTCGTTCTTCCACGTTGCCGCGGTGATGTACTTGACAGGAACGTTGTAGCGGCCAGCCAGCAGACCGTTCATCATCGAGACGCATTCAATGAGCGGACCCATCGAACTACCACCACGCGTCTGGAACCGTTCGGCGATGATGCCGTTCGGTTGATAAAGATCGATCCACCTACCAACCTCAGTCAAGAACAGATCGCGCTGCGGGCCGAACTTCGTCAGATCGTAGATTGGATTGGTCAGGATGGCGTTAGCCAGAACCCCGACCTTTCCGTTCTCGTTCACGGCAACTACCGAGATTCCCATATTGCGACTTCCCGGGTCGAATGCCAGCACCCGCTTCGTTGTGGGCTTCAGCTTCACATTGTCCGGCAAGTCATATTCCCGATTGGGCTTTCGTATTTTTCTGCGGGCCATCTCGTGTTACCTCGTATTCACATACGGTTAAATTGCGACAATCCGCAATTAACGTAAGCCCCTGAATCCTCGGAAGGCGCCACCACTGCGTCCGGCACTGGCGGGCATCGGCATGGTTGCACGACTCCCGTCGTACGTCCAGTCCTTGGCTTCGTTCAAGCGTTCCATGATTTTCGGATCGTGTAGCTTGGCACCCCACAGCACGAATGCACGGAAGATGTCGTCTGTGAATCCGTCACCCTTCTCAGGGCAGCGCGCTTCGCCAACATCTTTCACGGTAACGATCTGGAGCATCAAGTGCGGGACAGGCTTGCCGAACATATCCGTCTTGTAGTTCTCGACACGTCCGTCCAATATCATACGTTTCTCGGCGTCGTTGATGGTTGGGGCGACGATGTTCTTCTGTCCAAGCATTGCCACCACTGCGTTGAAATCCTTCCGACGCGGACTGTACTGACGCGCCAAACAACGCGGCTTCTGCGACGGGTTGTTACCCATGTCATCCTTCGCACGGTTCAGCAAGTCGATGGATTGCCACTGATCCGCCAGCAATGCCACAGCGTTGAGTTGCTTGAGCATCGGGAGGATCACGTGCTGATACATCATATTGTGATTGATGCGTCGGCCGTCATGTGGCATACACTCGATGACTGTAGTCAACACGCTCTTGCCTGAGTTGAAGTCGTAGTGACCGCCACACAGCGTGAACGAGTTATCTACTACTCCAGCGTCGATAGTTACCAGTGACGGCCAGCGGAAGCTACGAACACGATCCAGCTTGAGGTAGACCTCGTCGGCCTTGTCGTACTGGTAGGTTGCGTTGTGGCTGTTCTGACCGTTAACGAAGATCTCCTCTTCAACAACCTTGGGCTGAATGAACCGCGAGTGTACCGACGGCGGATTAGCCCCGAAGTCTCGCTCAGCCTTTTCCGGATTGGAGTTGTAGGCCATAGCGATGATCGGATCGTCCTTTTCCATTTCCGGGTGCATTTCCCATGTCGGGAGATTCACGCCCAGAATGTACTTGGATCCCACTTCGGTGCGCGACTCAGCCAGCAATCGCATCACCTTATCGCGCTTCGAGATCGGCGACGACACGCACATCATCAGAGCAGATGGAGCACTGGAAAAGCCAGCGGCCAGCAACTTGCGGCTCACCTTCTGCACCGTAGTCAGACTGTTGGTCAGTGACTTGTGTGCTTCGTCAGCGTTGGCGCGCTCGGACTGTTCGTCCTCATCTTCGTTACCTTTCGGCAGCGGGAACAAACCCAATTCGTCAAGGGCAGCGCCGATGCGTGTGTCACCCCGGAGGGTAGTAGAGTTCGGCCCACTCGGGTAGAACTTCATGTTGCGGTGATGGAACGTCAGGTACATTGACGAGTCGCGATACAGTTCTGTGCCTGAACGGG